GCGTAACACATGAGCTAGCTAGCCCGTTTCTGGAAGACTCCATACTGTTTGAAAAACTAGCGGACGTATCCGAAAGAGGCAGGGGCGGCAGGACAAAAACAGGTGCTGTCATCTACAACAAGGGTTCTGGTGATTTTAAAGTTGATACCACTTATGAACAATGGACGAAAAGTATAGCTCATGTACTTGGTGCCTTTACGCCCGGTATCATAGAGCAGACGGCTGGTACAATTGGAGCAAAAGCAGAACTTGGTGGCGAAGTGGGCTTTGTTCCGGGTAGAATAGCTACGGCTTTATTCTCACCTGATGGCAGAGATGCGCGTGGAAACGTAAGACAGATAGAAGAAGAAGTGGCATCTATCTTAACTGGTCTACGCGAAGTTGATGTAAAGTCAGACAAAATTGTTCAGTATGGCGGCTATCAATATCAAAGGTCTGTATCAAGTGCAGCCCAGATATTTAACCGTGCCGCTCGTGTGGAACAGGCTTTAAACCCTGACAACATCCTATCTGTGTATGAAAAAGCAAATCAGGTTTTATTCCGTGAACAAAACCGAATGTTTGGGATGATAAAAGACATGCGGACTTTGGGCATGAGCGATCAGGAAATACGAAAGACTTTAAAGAAAGCCAAGGTTGGTAACGTAAATAAATTGATGCGTGGAATATTTACACCCTTTACACCATCTGAAGAGGTCAAAAAACAAGCAAGAAAAACCGTCCGTGAGTTTGGTGGTGAGTTTCCAATGCGTGAAATCTTTGCTAGACGGCGCGATTTTATGCGTCTCCCCTTGACGGGTGAAGATCTTTTAAGTAAAGCTGATGGTGGTTCTGTTGATCTGGAAACAGATAACAATCCAATTGTTAAACAAGATGCAGCTAGATCACGGATACCTGATACTATAAGCGACGATTTTTTAAAGACACCACGCACTCAAGGTTCTGCTGCTTCGGCAACTCCTCCTGCTGAAGCGCAACTAGCGGGGGCTGTTCCAGCCCCTTCGGCAGCCCCCGCTACTTTCCCGGCTCAACCACCTCGGCCCTTGAACATCGGTCCTACGACATTACCTGACCCGAGAGATCAGGAACTAGCACAGAGATTGAGGCAAGCATGAACAAAGATCAGCTACGCGAAGAATTAGCGGACGATGAAGGTTGTAAGTACGAGATATATTTAGATCATCTTGCTCTGCCAACTTTCGGAATCGGGCATTTAATCAAAGATGCTGACCCAGAACACGGTCAGCCAGTCGGCACACCTGTATCAGAAGAGCGGGTGCGGCAGGTATTCGATCTGGACATCCTTGTCACCATCGAAGATTGCCACAGACTGTACGACGACTTCGACGATCTACCAGAAGAAGCTCAGTTGGTCATCGCCAACATGTGCTTCAACCTCGGCTACCCACGTCTGTCCAAGTTCAAAGGCATGAAAGCTGGGTGTGACGCACGGGATTGGCACAGAATGGCTGACGAAATGGTCGATTCTAGGTGGCATGATCAGGTTCCGAACCGGGCTAAAAGGCTGGTCAAACGGATTCGCGACCTGTCACAAGACAACTAGGGAAATAAAACGCTTGTTTTCCTTAGTAATAAATCACTGAAATTGTTAAATAAAAACATCGATTCTCGTCGAGCTAATTTACAATGACCGTATCATTACACCCTCAAGTCCCTGAGAATCGCTGTCCGCGCTGTCAATCACCCCTAAAAGTGGTTCAAGTGCACGGACACGGACAGTGTCACTACTGTAAGGCTGTGATTGATGACTGTTGTCAGGGTGAAACCTGTCAGGTTTCTAAACCTTCGGGTGGTTTAGCCGGATCGCAGCGCACACCCATAACCACATGATCTTCATTTATCGTAACTAGCTGCGCTGCCATCTCAGTGGTTCTATCAATACACTGATTTATAGTCTTGTATGGGCCGCGTGTATCATCAGCCACAAAACAATCTTGCAGATTGCCCATCATGCAGACTAACACCATCGCTTCAAACATTTTCTTTTTCCTTTGGGTAGTACACCTCTACATGTGACTCACAGGTTGGGCAGTGAAGATTTGTGACCATTGAGTAATACTCATCCTCTTCTTCAAGATCGTGGTCACCGCCCCAGATAAGCTCAGTTTTACAATGCCAACAATTCATTCTACCTGCCCCCAGTTGTCTACAATAGCTGTGTCAACTTCAAAGGGCACATTTAGGTCAGGTATGCACGTTGTCATAATTTCTACAACTTTGTCCGCCTGTTCTTTGGATTCAATGTTAAAGCATAACTCATCATGCACTGTAAGTATAGGACACAGTCCTTCGTTGTAACAATCTACCATCGCCTTCTTTGTTTGGTCGGCACTTGAACCTTGGATTAGTTTGTTCAGCGCCTTGTATGTAAACGCACGTTTGATCATGCCCCTACCGCCGTATACTTCGACGGCTTCTTCTAGTGGTAGTGCTTTGTGGAAACCAAACGACCTTGGCTCCCACCTGTCAAATCGACACTTACGCCCCAGTATTGTACGGATGCTGCCCTTGTCCCCAGCGTGATTCATTGTCATGTCGGCAATGCCTTTCACAAACGGCACATGCTCGTGATACTTATTCAGCAGACTCTTGGCCTCATCTTCAGTTACGTCTAACACACCAGCCAGTTTCTTACGCCCCATGCCGTACATGATACCAAGGTTAACTGTCTTTGCTTCCTTGCGGCTAATGCCTGCCATGTCTGCCACCATCTGGTGGAAGTCAGCATTACCGGACTTGTACATTTCAACGACTTCGTCTATCTCTGGTGATCTGTTTGCACCTTTGATCTGTGCACAGTAGTGTGCCAGCCAGCGCGGTTCTTGTGATGCGTAGTCAAAACTTCCCCACTTGTGACCTTCTTCTGGTATAAATAGACCACGAATCATTGCTTTTATTTCCGGATCACGCGCCGGGATCTGTTGAAGGTTGGGGTTGGACGAAGAAAATCGTCCTGTAACTGTGCCCCCTTCATCTGAACGAAGAGGGTTAAAATCACAATGTATGCGACCATTATGCGAATGCTCAAGAATAGTCTCCACAAACGTGGTGTTAGCTTTGTTAAACTCACGAAGACGTACAATCTTTTTAGCTATTGGATGCTCGTGATTCGCCAAAAACTGTTTTGTAAAGGCGGGGGCGTCAGTCTTTTCTGTCCTATGATATTTAAGCCCAAGGGCATCAAACGCCTTTGCCACAGATGTAGCCACCCACGGCTCGACGGTGACTCCGGTCTCTTCCTTTATTTCTTTAAGTAGTGTCTTCTCTCTTGACAGCAATTCCTTTTTGACTTGCTCCGCTTTATCTGTGTCTACCCGAACACCGCGCTGCTTTATGTCTAGCAGCACAGGTAACAGCGACGACTCAAGCTTGAAGATGGATGAACACTCTTCTGCCACAATGTCGATACGCAACCTGTCCCACAGGCGCAGGGTTACAGCAGCGTCCTGCTCCGCGTACCTGCCTACAAAGCTGGAGTCTAGCTGCCACATGCCGCTCTTAGCATCTACACCATACATTTCCGCCGCAGCGCGTAGCATCTTTTCGTTTTTTGTTTCACCCAGATATTCTTTAGACAAAGAGTTCAGGTTGTAGAACAGGCGGTTCTCGTTCAGCAGCGGCGCGGCTATCATGGTGTCGATTACCGGACCTTGGACCTCTATCCCTGCCCAACGTAGCCAGCCCAAGTCATACATAGAGTTGTGCATGACCTTCTCAATTTTGGGTGTAGCTAACTGCTTCTTCAGCCAGTTTACTACCAGCTTCTCAGGCAGGTTGCCCGACTTGTGGCGTACAGGGAAGTAGCCCACAAAGTCACCAGCAGCGACAGCGTAGCCTATAACGTACCCGTCATCACGGCACCAGCCGGGACCGAGCCGTGTCAGGTTTGGATCACATGTTTCCAAATCAATTGCTATGCGGTCACAGTTAGTTAGATCAGGGAACGACGATGGCGGAACCCATGTATCCTCAAAGTCAAACAGATCAGCTTTCATCAGTTGACACCTCACCCCCACACGCTAAATATCCACAAGCATCTACCCAGTTGTCCGCATGATATGGGTTCGATGCTATACGAGCTATCTTCAACAATGTCATTTTTACGGCACAGTCCGCACCAACCGGAAGATCGTCAGGCTTGATGCTATCCCACCAATACCACACGGTTTCAATGTTTTTAAAGTTGTCTTCCATGTCACCGTGCTGTGCCGCACGATCCTGCGTGACGTAACCTTTAGCTGTATCTAATACTTCTGATCTTTTCATAACTGAAACCCATACTGTGATTGTGACTCGACTATATGTAGCGCTTTTTTGGCACGAGTAAGCCCGACGTAGAACGTCCGTATCTCAGACGCCTGATCGGTGCTTTCAGCGCATGCTCGTGATGAATCTAAGAGTAGGGCGACGTTATCCGCCTCGCCACCTTTGGCTTTGTGAATCGTCGATATCCGAATCCTCGGCTTGCCCGATAAGATAGACTCGCCCATCCGCCGTACAGAAGTAATGTAGATCCGCTCCTTCTCGCTGACCTTGATCACTTCGTGCCACGGGGTCTCTGGTGTCGCACTCAGGTCGCACAGGTTCTGAATGTCTGTGAGCGTGTAGGTTACTTCTGGGTCTAGGGCTGCAAGTTTTCGCCTGCCAGCTTTGGTAATAACAGTTGAATTTAATTGGGTTGATAAACTCTTCAGTTCCGCTGCGGACAAATGATTGCTCTTGCATAGTCGAAGCCATACCTCAATTCCAGTTAATACATTTGGAGAAATGGACCAACCGGATCCTTCGCGCCAATACAGGAACCCTTGTTCTTTAAGTTCGTTTGCGATTCTGTTGGCGATAAAGTTTGTACGAGCAAGGATAAGCCACTCACCGGTTGTAATGTCCACATCTAGGATATCACGATGCCACACTACTGTTCCAGTTTTATCGGTCGGCGACCATACTTTTCTTTGCCGTATATCTATTTGTTTTACAAGGGAATCTGCTATCTCATACACTGCTGTGGGAAGCCTGTATGACTTATCCAATACCACTTTATTTTCTGATGAACGCAAGAAATCTCCCACGTCCACGCCCATCCAAGAATATATACATTGATCGTCGTCGCCTGCGTAGTAAATGCGCTTGGCCTTCTGCTTTAGTACATCGTGCACCATACGCCACTGCATAGGTACAAGGTCCTGTGCTTCGTCTACAATCAGGACATCCAACATCGGACCTTGACCCTCGGCTACAAACTGTTCGATCATGTCAACGAAATCAAGTTTGTTCGTCTCCTTCTTGTAGTCTTTTACTACCTGATCCACTACTTTTAGTTGCTGGTAGTGCAACCTGCGGTCTGCTGTAGTGGAAAACTGGTCTTCCAGTGTGCGACCGGTGACCCTTGCCATTTGTATCATAGACAAATACGCATCACCGCTACGCCCCGGTGTAAATAGTATGCCATCAGACATATTAACCGATGCATTAGCAGAGAACTCTAAGCCCAGATACTGTGCTATCTTGGTGTAGTCTGGGCCGCGCAACACCTTCTGTGTTGTCAAGCCCAGTGAATGAAATGCCAAAGAGTGTAGAGTACGGAACCACACCATTTGATCTGCGTTCATGTTTAGCTTTTCGGCGGCACGGTTACGCGCTTCTTCTGCGGCCTTGCGGCTAAACGACACAAACGCGATCCTGTCTGGTGGTGTGCCGCGAGATATTTCTTCCTCGACAATTGATATAAGTCTGGTTGTCTTGCCTGTGCCGGGTGGTCCAAAGATTGTAGTTTCCATTAGAACGGCACCTCATTTTCTCCAACATCGATCCTTGGTACTTGAACCTCGGCACCAAACGACGGAACCCACCACACGCGCATAGGCTTGGTGTCCCCTTTGCTTGTGTTGAATCGTTTCTGTCCATTGGCTGTGCCGTCGATGTTTAGTTCTTTCAGGCGCTCTTGTATCTGACCCCGACTGTAACTGTCGAACTTGTTGTTGCGTAAATACTTAATCAACGCTTCAAGCTTGAAGAATGTTTTTCTCTCTTCATTGTCTGTGTATGGTTTTCCTAACGACAACTCTTCGGCTGACTGAGCCTGTACCCTGCCATCACAGAATGCTTCAAGCAGATCCATAAACTGACCTTTGTATGTCAGTTCTTCCGGCACTTCGATCTCGCTCATGTCTTCCATCATCATAGACACAATGACCTGCCAGTCGCCCATCTTCATCATAGGTGGCATTATATGTATCTGTTCCATACATGCCTTCTGGAAGCGCTGTGGGGTCTGTAGATCGTCTGTTGTTAGCTCGACACGCTTGCCACCCACGTCACAGAACCAAACAGGTGGCTCAGACTTGACGACACATAGACCCGTGACATCGACACTGCTAGCACTAGACCCGATGCCGTGCTTCTTTGTCTTACACAGAGTCTTATTGCAGAACGACTTCAGTGGTTCCTGATCACACGGGAATCCATAGTCTTTCTTTTCATGCTGCTGCTGGATCGTTACGATCTCTGTAGCTGGTAGAGGTGGGGTGCAGTATTTCATGTTGATTTCTTCCAGACGCTGCTTCCAGCTTTCTGGCTTTTCTTTCTTACATGCCACCGCCGCTGCAAACATCACCGTGTTGCGCGTACCTTCAGGTATCCCCTGCCCAAACATACAGTTCAGGCAGGGGGACCACTCCGCAAACTCGTCAACCTGTTCACCAAATGTTAAACCAACAAAAACATTTGGGTCTACAGATCGGGCAGTAACGAGTTCTAGGAATCTTTCCAGTGATGCGGGTTCACCGTCTTCATCAATCGCGTAGCGGAGAGTTTGTTCCGTATCAAAGTACGGAAGGTTAATAAAGTTGCCAACATCACCACGCTCGACAAGAATCTGTTCTTGCTTTGGAAATATTTCACAGCCACCGTATCCAAGAAAAGCGGAAATTTCTGACGCTTTGTCACGCAACTCTCCTGCGCTGATCCAATCACTAAAGAAAAAGAATATGTGCGCACCGCCGGACTTGCTCCTGCATACAACAGAAGGCACTTCCATGTCGCGTAGCTTTTTATCTATTGCCACCAGATCCAAAGGATACTGATCAATATCAAGAGCGCCAAATTTGCACTTGTTGTGCTCGTTAATAGGAATAGATCCAACACCGTTTTGCCCCTCTAGGTGTGCCCGAATCAAGTCTAATGTCAGTGGCTTTCTAACAATGTACGACTTGGCTTTCTGTTTGCCAGCCCGTCGTTCATTAGATATCTGTGTCTGTCCATGTGCTGCGCCGAAGCCTTCAAACGCAGCCATGAACTGTTCATCAATATTCATTGTCTGCCCCATGTTGGTTATGCAGGGGGTTGTTTATGCACTGCCCCCTGACCAGTGCCCCTACACTAGAACGGTACGTCGTCGCCGACTTCCGTGCTAGACCGGTTCAGTTCATCAGCCGTGCCTGCGGCTGTCTTAATCTCACCCATTTTAAACTGGTTATACAGTTCACGCGCTTGACTTACGATACTAGGATCAACATCTTGGATATCGCGCTGCGATATTTGGTAGTTGAACCACGATCCTTTGTCGTTGCTTTCCTGCACAGAAGTCAGCTTCCACACCGTTGCCCACATAGGCGGAGTAAACAGACCCTTTTCTGGATGCATTATCTTCATACCCGCGCGACGTGTATTCCACTGCTTGGCGACCTTCATCTGGGTCTTCTTCATATCGCAGATCATTTGGTGTGGCATGCCGTCTTCACCAAACGCCAACACCAAGAACTGCGCTGACCTCACAAGTTCGTTACCCGACGGTAACATTTCGTTAGGTCCGACACGCTCAGTGTTACGAATATCTGGGCTGTTGGGATCCAACTCACCCATGAATCCACCACCGTTCTCGCGTAACTGGAACTCCAGATACTTCATAGTATAGGCACACGGAATAACGCTTACACCTTCTTCCGAATCCCAGTGGTCACCAGTCACCGTATTAAACAAGTCACCACCCGAAGCACCCTTAATGTACTTAGAGTCCTGCTTGTTTAACTGCGGAGACAGAGGCTGCAATATACGCAGAAACGGAATCTGCATATCCTCTGTGCCTACATTCTCCAGACCTTCGCCTGCACTTGCGTACAGATCGTCCATTATATTTGCCACAGCCGTGGACTTTTTTTCTGCTACTGCTGTTTCAGCCATCTTTCTAGCTCCTGCTTATCTTCGCTTCAGTTCCTACAAACACACCGAATGTTTCAAAGTCGATATCTTTACCCGACTCTATCCGGTTCTTTACCCACGCCTTTAACGTCTGTGGATGGACGTGAGTCTTCTGTACTGGATCAAGACCCTGTGTGCGTAAGTCGTCTACGACTGCCCCTACCACATTGTCCTGTCCGGTATGAAATGACACTGTTACATCATTTTTAATGATGTCCCCTTCGCCAATAGATCTCAACCAAGTATAGGCTTCATCGCGTTTGTCGTCCGTGATACGGGCGTGTACAAACTGACGAAGCTTAATCTTGTTGCCATCAACCTCAAGACTATCCACACCCATTTCATGCATCAGGGCAGGGATGTCTTCTTCGTTGATCTTACGCTTTTTGTATTTTAGATCTTTTAGATACTGCTCTGCGGCAGATATATCTTCGTCAGCCTTGATCGACTCACGAATAAGATTGGAAAGACGCGACGCGCCTTTCGTATCTACACTGTCGAACTTCTGGGCATCGACTTCCTCATCTAGTAGCTGGAACCAATCAGCCATCTCTCTTCTCCTTTACTGTAAAGTTTAAGCCCTTCGGCTGTGGACGCAGACGTTATTGTCTGCAATTCATTTAGTCAAGTATATTTCTTCAGATGTTTCATCAAGCATGTAGGGTGGTTGATTAAATTCTTTTTTAACGATGTGTGCAACTTGTTTGCTCACACTTCTGTCAGTGTCCTGTGCCATTATTTTTAGCATCTTGTATATGTCAATTGAAACTGCAACTGACTTCCATTTATCTGTATCCACCTATTGTCTCCTTGTTTTCTATCTGCTAGCCTTACCTTATCTGATAATTGAAATGATAGTCAAGTACCAAATGAGACCAGATCATCGTATCGCATACGGCAAACAGTCTGAACTGATTGCCGCCGCTTGGTTAATTGGGCGAGGCTGCTATGTCTACCAGCCCTTCATCGAACAGGGGCCAGTGGATCTTATAGCCCTCACGCCTGAAGGCGAAACCCATTTCTTTGATGTGAAGACGGTAAGTCGCCGGAAAGACGGAACCGTAATAAGCCGCACTCTCAAGCAACTCCAACAACAACTTGGGGTTCGACTCTTGTATGTCGATAGGGAAACTAATGAATGTCACCTTTACCCTCATCAATTCTCCAAGCATCCCAACGCTCCTCAACGCGCAGCTAACCGTCACTTCGGCGGGGTGTTAGCTCCAACCACTGACGAGCTTCTTCCCCCAGTGTCTTCGCCGACAGATCAATCTTCTTCCGAAGAGCCTTAACAATATACTCATCGATAGTCCCTCGACTCACTAGATCCACATACGTCACGGCATTGTCCTGACCAATACGATGCGCTCTGTCTTCTGACTGTACTCGTGTTTCTAGGTTGAAGTCGTTGGCGTAGTAAATCACATTCGTTGCTGCTGTTAGCGTCAGTCCATAACCTGCGGTCTGTGGGTTGGCGACGAAGAACCTTGCATCTTCAAACTGGAATCTGCGGACGGCTGTCTGCCTGTCTTCGTCCGAAGTGTCTCCGTAGTATGTGACCACGGAACTTAATCCGTGAACCTTGGACAGCTTGGCTTGAATGTTCTTGATGTCATACCTAAACCGTGACCATATAATTACCTTGCCGGACATCTCATCTATGGTGTCCATCAGTGCGTCTATGCGTCTGGTTGAAAACTCTACCAGTTCACCATCATCAGACATTATGTGCCCGCACAGGACTTGTTGTAGGCGCAGCATCTGTGTCATCACTGACGGTGCTGTCACCAGTTCACCATCTTCCAACAGTGCAATGGCAGAATTCTTTAGTGATATATAGTAGTCGTGTTGTTCTTTGGTCAGCGTCACATCGCGTGTTGTGTATATTTTGTCAGGCAGATCCAACGCTTGATCTTTAGTCACACGATACGAGAATGTATCCAGCTTGGTAGCAAGCTCGTCAAGATTTCTGTATCCCACGATTTGTTGAAAACTGTGACCGCCCATCCGCTGTGTTCTTGTGATCGCAAACCGCCCCTGAAATGCATAGAAGGATTCAAAGCCCAGCAGTCGTTGGGACATGAAGGCACATTGCGAGTATAGATCCATCGGCGATTTCGTAACGGGCGACCCGGTAAGTATACGCCGATACGATGCTGCCTTACCAAGCGAAACCAAAGCCTTAGTCCTTTTGGCCTTCGGGTTTTTAATAGTTGTTGACTCATCAACCGCAAGTAAGAACGACGAGTCGCGTGTGAACAGAGCCATAAATTTGCTGACCTTCGGCGTTGCAAACCCTTCAACATTGACCAGCAGTATGCGGAGCTTTTTACGCTCTTCAATTCCAGCCTTGAGGCATTCAGCTTGGGTTTTATTCGGAGACGGTGTCCAAACATAAACCTCGTGTTCAATGTCCGTTGGTAGGTGAGCCGGTATTTCTGATATCTGCCAGTTTCTATATACACCCTTGGGCGCAACAATAATGGCAGTGTCAATCTTGCCTTGCTCGTACAGCCAGACCATGTTGTCGATAAGTACTTTGGATTTGCCACAACCCATCTCCATAAAATAGCCGTAGTTGACCTTGTCGTAGCTTCTTACCAAAGCCTCATGCTGGTGTTTGTACGGATCTGTCTTGTAATTAAACTTCATCTGCGCCCCTTCGTAGTCTGTGTTATGCCCCTTCGTCTTCGCCGTCTGGTTCTTGCAGCCCCCCGCCCAGAAGTGAAAACTTGGCAGACTCTAAATAAAATAATATGTCCGCTACATCTTCTTGTGTGGTCATCATCTTGATTGATCCGTCTTCGGCTTCGCCCAAGATGACTACATCCTTGTATATTTTTGATGCGTACTCGCATACAACAGGCACTGGATCCAATACGACTTCAATCTTGTTTGGCTGTTCCAAATACACTACGTTGTCTGTCATTAGCTTCGTTCCTCATATCAACATATGTTTGTCTGCGTTTAAAAACCTTATCGGCTTCCCGATATAGTCCCGCAGATTGCAACTCTGTGTACTCCTCGTCAAGTACCCTTATGATACGACTTAGCCCCGCAGTATCCTGTTCCATGCTTCTAGCACCTCTGACTCTAATGTGTGATGTACTGGTTCTGGATCGTACAAGTAATCGTTTATTACACTTTCAATTGTCGAAACAGCATCAGCCCACGGCATCAACTTGTTGGTGTCTTGCGCGATCTGATCCTCGTTAGCATGCAGCTTAGTTTCATGCATGTCAGACTCCTGTTTTAGTTTATTATCCTTTATCTTATAGGATTGTGCGCTGTTGTCAATTATCGTCAGCCCACATGACGCGCACTCGCGCTTTGCATGTGGTTTAGCGATCTGATTTACTGCGCCCTTGCACCTTGGACATCTGCCGTAGTCCATCAGCTTTTCCCAGCTTCCATCACCTTGTATAATCAATGTTGGGTTTCCTCTTCATCATCACTCATTACGCTTATAACAGCCGCTTCCATAGCGGACGCCATCATTTGTGTTACCGTGCACGGCGACTCAGGATTGTTACGCAATGCCATAGACAAGGCCGTACACATCAGCAAGAACGAAACCATATCAGGATCCAGCTTCTTTTCTGCAAATGCTTCCATCGCATCATTGATTATGTGCGCGACCTTATTCGTTTCAGAACTTCGGGACATACCTAACACCATCCTTATCTAATTGCTTCATCGCCCTATACTCTTTGTACTTGGCATCAATGTCAGCTTGATCCGCCTGCTCAAAAATCAGGTCACCAAACTCATGCATGAGTCTACGCCGCTCCTCTGCGACATGCAGTAGATTATTGTCCTTCATCGACTTTACCTTTTATCTGTACTCCACGACACCAGTGCCCGTTGTCCAGATCAAATATATACTTGAACCTGCGGTCATCGCCAGCCGAACCTATGTTTGCTTCCAAACAATCGTGACCGTACTTCTCACCGCGCCGCACTTCTTCTATGCCAATCACTTTTGCAACGCCGTGTGCTGTATCGACCACGTCTTCCAGTTTGATTATCATTGATGCTTCTCCCAGTACTGTGACCACGACTCAGCCAGCACGTCCATTGTTTCATCCAATGGGTTGTGATCCACCAAATGCATGTGGCTTTCCATGCGGCTGGTAAACTCGTGCCATGTTTCGCATTCCCCAATGACACCGTCAATTTTTTCAATAAACTTATCTTCCATGTCCATCATCATGCTTTTGACCTTGCCCATGACTTATCTCCTTCCTAAAATTTATGTCGCTACGCAAACGCTTCTTGGTCTTGATACGTCCTAGCGTATCATATTCCCGATCCACTTCCAGTATCCGCAGATCCGCGATCAGTGTTTCCCAACTGGGTACACTCATTTTATCTTCCAATCCACACCGTCTTCCATGATAAGGCAGAAGGTGTTTTGCATCTGTGAGTCTGTGAACCCGTGTTGGGTGAGTGCCACATGGCACTCACTTATTGTGTCGTGGGTACTGATCACATTAACCGTACCACCATTGAAATTGGTCATCGTGACCATGATCAGCAGATACTTACTCATCCGACTCGTCCTTATCCAAATGATAGAGTCTAGTGACCGAATAGGCTGAGTCGATCAGCTTGTGCATATCGGCGCAGGTAACAGCCTCAATGCCGTGCCACTGAAGATCTTCGCCGATACTGTTGGCAACCTTGACCAGTGACTCCACGCTTTCCAGCATCGATGGATATTTGTCGCGGATTTGAAACAGCAGGGCTTCACGCACCATTGCTTCCTGCCCACGCTGCTTTGCCCAATATTCTTGACGCTCTTCCATCGTCATGTCTTCAAAACTATTTGACTTACTCATTATCCAGTCTCCTTCCTTCCATAAAACTTCTAGAATAATACGTACTGTGGTCACTGTCCTGCACATCATCGGCAAAACAATCATCCGGCAGGGCAGCGCAATGCGCCGCCCATGCATCTTTGTTGCGCTGACGTTCTTTCTCGTCATAATTCATCAAGCTAGCCCATGTCTTATTGTCTAACTTGGTGTGATACTTTGCGTACCTTGTACCTTTGGCGCGTTGTGCTGGCATTATCGTGACCTCGCCATAAACGATGACCGTGTGATCAGCTTGTTCTGGATCATGTCCCGCACATCTTCATAGGACTCTGCAACAAAATACCCATCGTGCCTACACAAGCCGTCATTGATCACGGTCACTTCGCGCTCAATCTCACCGCGTCGGATGGTGCGGGTGGTGACAAAGAACCTGTCACCCACCAAAAATATTTTATCCAGATCCTCTCCAGACAAGTGATAAACCTCTGTCAGTTCAAGCGTAATCATGCTGCAACTCCTTCCGCTCTTCCATTTCCTTATTGATAGCCGCCATGGCATCGACCATGAACTCGCTCGACACCGACCATCGATCCACGCCGCCGTCAAGACATAGGCCACGCTCCGACCAGTCAGTCAAAGCCCCGCCCTCGCCCAGCGGATCTCGCATCTTCAACGTGCTGTAATAGTAGCGGCTGACAAACTGACCAAACTCTTCAGCCAGATAGGCTTCAGTCTTGTCGCCAGTGTTACGCATGATAGCCGCCGCACCAGAGTCCATATCATAGAACTCGATCAATGGATCATCGTGCTTGTCCTGATCATATTCCCTGTCGCCATATGTCAGGCAATGATTGAGACCGTACTGATCCCCAATGAACACCATGCGGACGCACCACCGGATCCCACTATCAGGATCAATAGCTTTGTATGTTACAGACATTCCTCTACTCCTTATCTACAGGGTTGTGCTGATGGATGACATATTCAAACGTATCCCAACTGATGCCGTGATTAGCATCAAAGCCATTAACGATATCGTGCAAGACATCTTCCATCTGCTCTTCAGTCAGCGTGACATCCATCTGCTCACAGACCGACGCCACGTCTTCGAGATACCAGTCGTCCCTGATGAACGGCTTGCCATCTTCGGTATAATCAATATGTGCCATTATTCGTCCCCTTTCTTTCCAAACAAACTAATGTCCAGCCCAAATTTGTCCGCACGTCTTTGTAGCGGTTCAGGAATGGGCTTGCCCATAATCTGCAACTGACGCGCAGTTGAAAGCATACGCTCTGGCGTCATGTTTTCGTACATGTCTAAGTGATCTTCCACATTTTTTGCCACTGAATATTGCGCCATCACGCAATCTCCTTCATGCCAGTGAAAAAGTGTGGGCGGTAGTCATCGATCTGCCCGACAAACTTGTGCAGCAAAGCCAACTCAAACCGATCACCAATGAACCGGATATCACCGACCAACTCTTCAAAGCTGGTCTTTGGTTCAGTAGAATCACCCTCATCGTTGCAGCCCAATATAAGTGCCTTGCCAGCTAGCGGCTGGGGATAATTGCGGTGAATCCAAAAACGCTGGTTCTCAACATACAAACCTTCATCATCAACAAAGGCCGCATCTTGATTTTGATCCAGACGCACGACATCGAAATAACCACGGCTGGCATCGATCATGCGACCAATGCTTTCGTAATTGCCGTCATAGTCAACTGTCGTGACGTTCTGACTAAATGGATTTATGAAATATGCTTGCATTACTTTTTTCCCTTCATTGGTTTTGACATAGCCTGTTTCAACCACGCACGATTGTTGATCGTAATGTGCAACACACGATGACGTAGTTTGGGTCTGGCTAAGCCCACAGTAATTGATTTATGCTTCATGGTGAGAACCCCTTCTACCTTGAACCTTGAACCTTGGTGCTTTACAATTATCACCGGATCTAGTAGGATCCTAGCATAATATCCCATACGGTCAAACATAAAAATAACAGGACATATAATGTTTTCTACGGGTAAACGATTTAATTTATTTTTTTCTGAAAATGGTGATACAAACGGTACAAGTGATACAACCCTTACTGGATAACGGTTGTAGCTGTATCGTTTCTGTATCACTGTAACACTAGTAAGATGGGCGCGAGGTTGATTTTGGAAAATAAAAAAGAAAAACCCACAGAAAACACTATAGGCAAGGGTGGCAGACCTGCTGGGCTTACCAACAGACAGCGTGAGTTTGCTAAGTATTATGTCGAAGGTAAATACTCCAACGCTGAGTGCGCCAGAAAAGCTGGCTACGCCGAAGGCAGCGCAGCACAACATGCCGCCAAGCTGCTTGACGGTAAATCGTTCCCTGATGTGCCAGAACTGATCAAAGACATGCGGCAAGCCAGAGAACGCAGATACGGCGTGACGCTGATTAATCAACTCAAGCGATTTGAAGAACTGTCCATATCGGCTGAAGAGGCTGGTCAATTCAGTGCCGCCATCAATGCGGAAAAGATCCGATCCAGTCTGGGTGGTTTGACCATCGACAGGCGAGAGTCCACGCACGTTCATCAACTGGATAACATGTCGCGTGATGACATTGTTGCCAGACTCGCCGCAATCAGGAAACAATACCCAAACGCATTCCCCGAACCTGAGATGAAAAGAGTCGAAGATGCCAAAGACAGAACGCAGTCTGTGGAACTCATTGAAGCAGAGTTTACCGAAAAAGACCCACTTCCAGCGAATAGAGAATAGAACCGGCGAGGGCATGCCTGATGTATATTTGTGCATGGACGGTGTACCGGTTTGGTGTGAATTAAAAATAATTAAAAATGGCAAGGCATCTATATCAAAGTCCCAGATTGCTTGGCATTTAGGGCATACGCGCTGTAATGGTGTGAGTTTTTTCCTGTTACACTGCCCCTCGACGGGTGATGTATTTTTATTTGACGGGGGTTTAGCAGCCAAGGTGCAAGGTTCAAGGATCGACGACCTGCGATCTGCGGCCTCATGGTGCGGCGACCTGCGATCTGCGCCTTCTGCGCTTCGCACCTGCGCCCTTGCCCGGTGGAACTGCGACCTGCAACCTGCGGACGGCGCGGCGCGTTCGTGACACAACAAAAGCCTACCGGGTTTATCCGGTAGGCTTGCTATCTCAATGTTCTGGGTATGATACGGTCTTAACATCAGGCGACCAACAAGCGCGACAGTTGCCACAATATCCAACGTCCAGCTTGCCAAGCTTCTTGTTTTTCTTGGCTGTCTGGTATTCGGATTGGCTGACCATCTCGCCGCTTTTCTTTGTGCGGTATGCTTCGCACAATTTGCCGATAGGCTTGGTTATATCTTTTATGACCGCGCTTGAATTTTCCCATTTGCTGGGCGGCGCGACGTCTACCTTGTGCGCTGAATAACGAATAACCGCGTTTTTTGGTAGGTCTACCATCTTTAGCGCGTCTTGCCATATGGTGCGTTCTTTTGTTGGTATCCAATGGCGCTTGTGTGGTGTTGCTTCGCATACCGCGATAATTTTTAGACAGTGCGCCACGCTATGAACATCGCCGCTATCAAACCAACGGTGTTCTTTTGCGCGTTTCTTGTCTAACTCAGCGACCATGTCACTAATGAACTCAGGCGAGTTAAGCTTGTCTAAGCGATATTTCATAGCCTTTTTAACGGGCTTCCAACGATACGCGCCTTTGAGCGCGTAGCAGTTGAAGCAAACCGTGCCGGGAATCTTGGCAAGCTTGCCACCCGTAACACATAACTCAGCATCAATACTAAAGCTTGTGCCCGGCATTTTGCTAGGTTTTGATAATAAAGAAGTCATAATATCCCTCCTAATGGTTATAAAAGATAATCCCATAAATAAATATATAAATCAATATGTTTCTGCGACCTGCGACCTGCGACCGACCGTCGCCGCGCCGCGCTTGTAAATAAAAAGACGGCTGGTAGGGAGAATACCAGCCGTCAAGAGTACGCGGTGCCTCAAGCCGCGTCTGTTAACCGTATAGGATACAATCCAATTGATTGTCCCAGTGATCATCATTGGCGGTTTGCAGCGCGTCTATCACACACATACCGTCGTCGTAGTAGTCGCGCCACATGGCATCGGGCAAGGCTTCGATACCCATAGGCCAGCCCAGCCCAGCCAATTCTTTATCGCATGCTTTTGTGAACTGATCGAATGTTAGATTCATAACGTATCTCCAAAAAAAAGACGGCGACGCCGAAGCGCCGCCGTGAGTCGGGCGGGATATTACCCGACCAAACGATACCCAGACGAGCTACCGTTCTGGCTGTCTATGCACCAGCCATCAGCCCGAAGTTGGTGTATCGAATTATAAACTTGACTGTCAGTCAGATGCAACTCACGCGCTAAGAACTTGCGTGTAGTTTTCTTATGACGCCGCGCTTGTAAGACGTGCAGCACATCGCGCTTGATCACACTAAACATCGAACCGCGCTTGACGGTACGTGTTGCAGGCTTTACCACAGTGATCGGCGTATCATCGACCTTCACTGTGGGGATACCGTCAGCAGCGACGGTAATTGTGATTGTGATATCAGACATGAAGCTATCCCTTTCTATTGTCTGTTAACATCTATGGGTAAATCCCATATATCCAAGATAGTGCTTACTATGGATTAATACAATAACTAGTTTGGCAAATGTCTTTTGCCATATTGGCAACGACCGGGTTACTGATTCTGATTGACAATCAGATTTGGCTGTGGCAGACCCCCCACCCCCATATATTGTATACAAGCTGCGGACAATTGTGCACAATTTGCAGGGTTGATAAATTCATTCAGCGATATTATCGTTCAGGCATGACAGACATGCAAAACCTAGATCTGCTGCCAGAGGAAGTCCTAAAGGAAATCCTGTTACTGGAAGAGCACCAACAGCGCCTAGTTACAAGGTCCGAGGCCCAAGATAAGTTTATGTCGTACGTAAAGCACGTATACGACGGCTTCATAGAGGGGACCCACCATAGAATCATATCGGAAAAATTAGAGCGGATCGCGTCGGGTGACTTGAAGCGTTTGATTGTGAATATGCCGCCTCGTCATTCTAAATCTGAATTTGCTTCCTATCTCATGCCATCTTGGTTTTTAGGTAGAAACCCAAAATTAAAAATTATTCAAGCTACTATGAACACGGAACTTGCTGTAAGATTCGGCAGAAAGGTTCGTGATCTGATTGCTGACCCACATTATCACGAAATTTTCCCGGATACAGACTTAAAACCGGATAGCCAAGCGGCAGGTCGGTGGGAGACTAGCGCTGGTGGGGAATATTTTGCAGCCGGGGTGGGTGCTGC